GGGGGGGGTGCACCGCGTGCATCCCCTTAGGGATTTCACCCCCCCAGGCCTATAGGCCTGATCTGCTATGCAGAAAACCACCGGCGTTTCGGAATCAGGACGCCGGACCTGTGTAGCTGATCTATAGGACCAAGCTGTTCTATGCCAATGCGGGAATAAGCCTTTAAAAGCCCACCCGACAACGTCTTGAAGGACTTCGTAATAGGTTTTACTACGTAGTCCCAGTATTTTACAATATCGGTTTGAAGCCGATGATTGTAGTCAAAAATACTAGACTTGGCACTGCTCAAAAGAATTAACCCGTTAGGGTATTCTTGAACTCCATTTTTCACAAAATGAGAGTAATGAGCATAGACAGGTTTGATTCTATTTTTGCGGAACCACGAATCTAATAAGTGAGCGGTCTTCCATAGACCATTCGCCCAAAGCTGGTTACGGGTTGACACCCATGCCAGTATAGATTCGGGAGACCAGCCGTCGTCATTCGGTATGGGCTGACGAGCATATACGGGTTTCACCGATATGCCCTTATAATAGTCAGCTCCGCAAGACTCTCGAAAGTATCCTTTTGAGAAGGATTTCTTTTCATTAGTCTTTAAACCGTAACTGCTTAGGTAAGCAGTAACGACGGGACGCAACCCAGTGTTGAAGATAATGTCGTCACCGTAGACATACAAGTCACGGGAATACGACATAACCGACTCAGCACTTGGAACGGTCCTCCTATGTATGTGTATCGCACTCAAGCAGAGCGCAAAGAACACATATGCCTCAACGGGAAAGCAAGTTGCTGAACCCATAGAGGCAAACTTGTTCAACTTAAGAACAAGTTCACTAGGAAGTTGAGCGCTAGTTGATCGTGACGCATCTAAGAATGGCCAGTAAGGTGTATACTTAAATACCCTTCTAGCCAATTCATAGTGAACACGGTCCGACGCCTCAGAAAGGTCGATCGTACAGTGAATGCGGTTTAACGAACTGCGTTCAGCGAGTGATTGGTTGATAGACTGATCTGAGAAATTGATCCTGCCTTTAGTGACAGGATGTTTCTCAATGTCGTTACTCAACCTAGCCATAAGGCTTTGTTGCATGTATTGCATGCAGTGTGGCTCTATAGCAATCACACGCGGAGCGGTTGCAGTCTTGGGAACAAAGACAACTTTTACAGGTTGTTCTCTGTTCGGTGCGACGAGCTTTATACTCTCAAGATCCCCAAAGTGGGAAAAATTGGGAATAGCATGCACGTCGAGTGGAAAGAGAGATTCGCATCTCTCAGGCCATTCACCGATGGAAAAGCGATCGATATTATCGAGCTTATCAGCGGTGACACCAGGACCATGCTTACAGCGCAAGTCGAATGTATCAAACTCGGCAAAGTGTTTACCCAAAAGTAAACAGATTTGGTCGAGTATAGGGTCAATACGACAAACGTTACGAGCATTTGCACCTAGCTCCAATTCTGTTGCAATGAAGGCTTTTTCGGCTGCAACCTCACGTTGAGGGGAACAGCCGACTTTCATTTTCTTGTAAAAACGAGTAATTTGCCGTATGGCGAATATACTGTCAATACAAGGTGCAGACAACAGAATACCGTTATCATCGAAAATCCTGCTAAAGAAACCTTGCATAAATGCAGGGAGCCTTGACGAACTCGATCTCTTCCTAAAGGAAAGGAAGTGTCGAGGGTCTAGAGCAGAAGTTTCGAGCCCACTCTCTAGAGCATCACAAAGCTTAGGCAGCGTGATACTCAGGAAGGAAAAGCCCTCACAGGCTGTCCTCCTTTCGAGAGTGGCGATATCGTGGGTTACACTCATTCCTTTCGGACAAAGCTCATTGAGCATTGTCTCGAGGAGCATTATCGGTCGTTTCAAATGGTATCTCCTTAAATAGAGAAATCATTACCGTCCGAAGCTCCGGATCCTTGATGACTACCGCAGAGGCTGTAACGCCAGCGATAGCCGTCAATGCTTTAATGAAATGCGAGTCGAATGGCGATCCCCTACGGGACCGTTTACCACTCACATTTCACCATTAAGCAACTTGTTAACGTTAGTGTCATTGAGAGTGGCTTTCAGAGAGTGAACAACTCCAAGAATGTCGCTATCAGAGAACACTGCGCCAACGGGCTCATCAATTGTGAAAATAACTGAAAAAGACTGTAAACTAGTTACGGTCCCAACAGTTACGTTCTTCTTGATAGTGATTCGAAAATCACGCCGAGCACGTTTAGCACTACCAGTTTGGGAAATGTCGACAATTACGTCGGAACTTCCGTCATTGATAGAGTAGGTGCGCTTGTTGTTAGCTGTCCGCGTGAGCGGAAAGTTATAACTAGACGCACCGTCGCTGTAAACAAGAGGATCTGGAAACATCGAAGACTCCTATGGCCAGTTTACCTGGCTCTGTTATTGGCTAAGCCCGCGTTATTGCGAGCGAAGCAAGGATTGACTTCTGAAACCCGTTAAGGGAATCAGAAGCAAGACCGAAACCAAACGGGGAAGCCTGGGATCTAGATTTCATCTTAACGATGTAATCAGTTTCCGTGCTGAACGTGTGTTCAGAGCCACCCGGACCGTAGTAAGTGCCGCGAACAACAGTAGTGTCCAAGGATTCGATGGTCTTCATGACCCAGAAACCTATAGCCACTAAGTTGTCCTCGACACCCGAAGAAATGGCATCGAATAAATCACCAGTTTCGGTGAAGTAATCGAGCATCCATGACCAAGGCGTTAAATTGTAAGCATCAGAAGGAGTCGGGAGCCATCCCCTGTAAAGGGCTGACTCAAGCTTCTTTCGATACTTAGGTAACGTCGTATTTCTCTGAGGAAGAGCATATACGAACGTACCTTTGTACCAAGTTAACGATCTACGAGTACTGGTAACACTCGCTGTTTCACTACCAAAGTGAAAAGCATGCAAGTGCGGTAGGATCAAACCAAGAGCACCAGGAACAGGTTCCGTAGCTGAAAGTGATTCGTTATGAAGCACTCCAGTGACGTACTGTTCACGACGGTTTCTCTTGATGAGTTGTTCTGCTTTACAACCTGCGTTGTGAGCAGCCCTTATAAATCTAGCAACATCGTTCCAAAGAGGGACCCAACCAAACTGAACAGCTAAGTAGTACTCAGCTGACTTTTTGGTTACTGACCGCCCGCCTGGTAGGCGAAAGCGGCCATTAGGATCTCTTTTGAGATTACGGACTTTATCATTGATAAATTCAGCAACCTCAGAGACGAGTTCGCGATAACCTGGTATGAGATCCTTCCACCTTGCGGTGGGGTTCTCAAGTAGGTTACGGAGAGACTTAGCACTGCTAAGAGCTCCCAGCTTAAAGTCTTTAAGCTCGATCACCGGCTCAACGAACGAGAACTCAGGTTTCGTAAGCCTTTTGCGGGCATTAGCCCAGGCATGCGCGCCTTCAAGTTCTGCGGGATTGCGGATTTTCGCACTATTAGTACTGGGAACAGGAATGGACGCCCCAACGGGCGTGCAAACTAATTTTCCAGTGTAGTACGATCCTCCAGCAATACCAGTGTTGATAGAAGTAGGCTTTAGAATAGTGTCTTCAACGACAAGATTCCAAGGCCCGCCATCAGAGTAAGTGCCGCGCTTATTTCTTCGATGAGAAGAAGATAAGTTCTGACAGTAAGTCTGAGGCAAAGGGATAGACATATTCTCAAACACATGACCGTGACCATCGTGAAGATGACCGAGGTACATTGTACTTTCGTTCCTGTGTTTGGACATGCTATAACTCCTACTTCGATAGTGCCACTCAAATAAAGTTAATGAGTGAGTGTAAACACGGGGTCCCCTTATGGGG